ACCAAAATTAGCATCTATTTCATAGAACATTCGCATAGCCATAGCGTCTGAATAATCAGGTGAACGACCTATAATATCATTGACTTGTTCTTTAGGTATTATTCTTAGCTTTGTATCTTTGTCTGCGTCTTTCATTCTTACTTGCTCTAGTTCTTCTGTTATGTAGTTCTTAATTGTTATGTCTTTGCAAGTAACTCCTATTTGACCTTTATTTATTAAGTCAGCTAATTTATAGTAGCATTGTGTTTTTAAGTTTTGATAGTTTTCATTTTTTAATGGTCTTGAATTATTAACAAATCCTTTACAACGCATATAATCTTTAACACCACCACCTACTCCGTCTTCGTCTACAATTATATTATTAAGACTTACTGCTTCTTTTTGTTGTAAATTCCTTATTTGTTCTACTACTTCATTTATAGCCGATTTTAGCACACTTACTATCTTTGTAATATGTAACCCCTCCCAAAGCATAATAACTGTTCTATCACTTCCAAAACGTGCTACATCGCAAGTTATGTATTTAGAACCTTCAATACCTTTGTTTTCAAAGAGATTAAGTATAGCGTCATACTGAATCAAAGAATCTTTTGTTGCGTCATATTCCCAATTACCAAATAATAGACGCTGTTTGCTTAATTCGTCTAATGTTTCTAATTGTGTTTTATAGTATTTAGAAATATATTGATTATCGTCTACAAGACTTTGTATAAACTTTCTATGCGTTTTTAGTTTACCTTCTTTTGCAGGTTTGTAGTATTGTGTATACGTCCAATTCTTAGAAGGGTTACAAGTCATAAGCATTTTAGGTATTCTGTTGTATTCGTCTAGTTTATACCTCATTCTACTTGCTACTATGTTTTTTGCCTTTTCTGTTATTTGATTTGCTTCGTCTATAAAAGCACCTGTTATTTCTAACGAACCTAAGCTATCAAAGTTTCTGTCTGAAGGATATAAAAATAAATCTTTTAAATATATTTCGCTTTTATTATGAAAAGTAATAATATTAGAACCTGCGTTGAAGTAATAATCTCTATTCGCTAAAGCACCCCATAATTCGCAGACTTCAAAGAAAGTATTTAACGTGGTCTTCTTTAAGTTATCTAATTTAGACCTGCCTAGTAGCCACCTAGTCTTAGGATATTTCTCGCACATCAGTATTAACCAGGCGCAACCAACCCAAGACTTACCACCACCTGCTGCACCACCGAATAAAACTTCTGTTGTTGTATTATCAAATAAATACTCTATTGCAAGTTCTTGAGTTTGTGTAAATTGTATACTATGATATTCGTCTTTAATATTCAACTCCTTTTATATTTACTTTTACTCTAAAAGGTTTATCTTCAGTAGTTAAATCTAATTGTGACTTTTCTATATATCCTCTTTTTTTACCTTTAGTCTTTAGAAAGAATATTGTAGCTGAAGTATTGCCGTCTTTTATTTGTTCGTGTAACTTACTTTCTCCAAAGTCAAGTGCTATATTCTCTATGTCTTTAACTGCTTCAGCAAATTCTTTGTCTTCGTTTAGCCATTTATAATAAGTGCTTCTAGGTATATCTGCATTTTTACAAGCTACCGTGACTACTCCTAAACTTTGTTCTAGTGCTTTTAATAACACTTCCTTTTTTATGTGTCTACTTTTGTCCATTATTTTTTATATTTTTCATTAATTATTTTAGGTACTGCATATTTCCATTTAACTTTATGATGTATTCTTTTATGCTTATTACTTACGTCTGCTATTTTTACTGAACTAGGATTATACATAACTGAAAAGAAAGACTTGACATAAGTACCTGAATCTAAATATACATCTGTTAATCCACTTTTTTCTTGTTGATGTCCTTTTTGAGTTATCATTAAATTTGTAGTAGTTATAAATAAACTTCCTTTACTTCCTAAATTAACATACGTTGTAACATCTTCGTTTAGTCTTCCTATAAATTTAAAAGGTCTTTCTGTACTACACAAAAACGTATTCATAGCTTTTCGCATTAATTTAATCTTTGCATTTCCTCCTTTATTACCTCCTAAAAAATCTCCTCCCTGAGCCATAGCAATAGTACTGATAGTTGTCTTTTTATAAAACTTTAACATACCACTAAATACTTTGTCTAAGTTTTTAATTTTTTGTCTTTTAAATTCATAGTTATTATTAAAACAATAAAAGAACCCTGTATAATCATCACACATTATAAAAAAATATTTTATATTATTTTCTTTAGCTAGTTTAAATATTGTATTTGCTGAATATAACGTACTTCTAAAGTCTAAACTATTATCTCCAGAATCCATTTTTAAAGCCGCTTTTTTTTTATCAAATATTAAAAGCTTGTCTCCGTATATTTCTTTATACTTATTTCTAGTTTCATCTAAGTTGTCTGCTACTAAGAATATTTTACCTGTATATCCTTGCTTTTTTAAACTCGTGTAAGTCCAAGCTTTCTCAGGTCTTCCGTGTACCATAATAAAAACAGCAAAATCACCCCTCATTATCTCTTATATCTATTAAGTATTTTGTTAGTTCTACAAAGCCATTTTCTATTGCTTTTTTTAAGTCTATTAAAACTAGTGCCGACTTTTCCATTAACTCCTGTACTTCTTTATTAGAATGAACGTAAAACTCTGCAATATTTTCATAATTAAATACAGTATGCCTATTAGCTGCTTTTATTAGAAACTCTTTCTCTTCTTGTTTTATATTACTCTTTTTTATTTCTTCAATTAATTCCTTAGTCTTTTCTTCGTCAAATAATTGATATATTTCTGGTTTTATATTTATTGGTTCATAATTCGGTATTGTTATATTTTGAGTATATTTATCTGAAGTATACACAGGTAAATCCATTGCCCAATTTTCCAAGTCTGTATGGTTCCAAGTATTCGCTATAATATCCCAATCCCACTCTCCGAAACCTACATTATCTTTTATAATAAATTCTTGTTTCTGTTCTTCTGTTAATCCTTTCGCAATTTTTATAGGTACTTCTTTTAGGCCTGCTTCTACACAGGCTTTGTATCTCATATTACCACCAAGTATAACCATATCTTCATCTACGACTATTGGTCTTAGTTCTAACATTTCAGGAAAGTCTTTAATACTCTGTACTAGCTTTTTAAATTTATTCTTTTTGATAATACGAGGATTGGTTAAATTTGGTTTAAGATTTGATATTGATACTTTCATACTATATAATAGATTTTATAAACATTCATTTGGGAGTTGAAGTCTTATACCTAGTTCGTGCATAGACCATATTCTTATTTCTTCGCAATACTGTTGAAACTCTTTTGGTGTTAGTTCTTTGCTTTTATCTGCTATAAATTTATGCTTCAGGACTTCGTGCATTTCGTATTTATGATAACCGAGTTCTTGTCCTAACGGCAAGACAATACATTTAAAATAATACCTATTCTGTTTATCACTCCTTACCATATCGTTCTCGTTCTAAATACCATTGTTTAAAAGTCATCATTTCTGAAACAGGTATATTAATATCTCTATACATTCTAAAAGTATACAAAGCATACTGTTGTGCAAGTTCTTCTATGTAGTCAAATAATACATTTTTTACATATCCTTCTTTGTCTATGTGTTCTGCGTCTGCTATTATTAGCTTTGCTATTGACCTGTCTATATTATCCACGCCATTCGTTTTTATCGTAACCGTCTTTTTTTAATCTCGCTTCTTTTTGCTTTGCTTTAGTCCTTATTATATCGTCCTCCCAAGTAGATTCGTTTCTAATTATTGTAGGCATACCCTGATTTTTAGGTACTTGTACTTTCATATATTCACCGCAGTCGCACAACGCTTCTATTGTAACTATCTTACCGTCTACTTCTTTAAGTGTTGCTTTTACAATCTGTTTGGTCTTTTGACATTTTTCGCACTTGTAAATCATTTTCTAGCTTTTCTATTAGTTCTTCTTTCGTTAATAATTCCCTTCTATTTTTTATTGTTTTGTAGTCTTCAGGGTCAAAGACTTGTTTTACCTCTCGTATTAATCCTTTGCTATCTAATTTAATAAACCACCTTTCATTAGGGTCTATGTTTGCTCTTTTAATAAATGATAAATATGAAGTCATAGTTTTTCGTATAATTGTGTTAAACCTTTAAATACTGTATTTAA